ACTTCTGCTTTCATATAATTTATATGATAAGATACAAATCTATCATCTTTGAGATAAAAAATTACACATTTTCTACATCTCTTACCAGACATCTTTTCATATAAATACGCATAAAGTGATAACTGTAGCCCGTATAAATTAAACTCGCAGTTATGTAGATGGCTCACTGGATCTTTTAAGCGCTCAGAATAAGGTGAACTAAACCTAAATCTCTTATTAGTTTTAAAATCTCCAATTGTGAACTCATGCTTATGTTCATAAATTAAATCTGCCGTACCTGCAACACTATACTCTTCATCGTATAATAAGTTCTCACATAAAACATTTTTGAATGAATCGATTGACCTCTCTACAGCTTTATCGTATGACTTACATAACCAACCCCAATCACCTTCTGCTTCTCCATAATTAATGTAATCTTCAAGAACTTTATGAATATTAGTGCCTCGAGTACATGCTCTATTTTTTTCTTGTTCCCACATCTCTAACACTAACTCCTGAGACACACCTTCTCTTTCTGCCACTCTCTTTGAATGGCCGTCCCTATCAAAGGGCTGTTTATACTTTCCAAGTAGAGTAGTAACAGATATAAAAGGCTTTTTTGTGTCAATGTGTGTATACGTATGAGACTTTTCGTCAAATTTAATTTTCACTTATCTTATTATATATAGGATTCCTCTATTTCAAGACTATAAATAATACATATGGAACCTGATAAGTCCTTATTAAATGAGTTTTTAAGCGGTGGATGGATTGTACCTCTCATAGGTGCAGGTGGTATGCTGGCGCGCTTACTGTCCTCGGGTAATAAACTAACATGGGTGCAACAACTTAAAAAAATTCTCACAGCTGCTATAGCATCGTTAATAGCCTGGTTTGTGTTAGAACAAACAGAGATATCCTCACTATATAAAGCCATGACATATGGCATCATAGGTGTTATATCACCAGAGGTTATAACAGGAATTGTAAAACTTGGTAAGCGCTTTGCTGATAATCCAGAAAAGATTATAGAAAAATGAAACCGAAGTATTTAGTTTATATACTAACAGCTATTATTGTAGCATTTGTACTTCGTGGGTACTTTGCTGCTGAAGAAGTACAGGTAATACTACAAGCGGCCGGCCAAGGTAGTATAGAAAATATCAACTGCCCAGCAGCCTGTGAATCTATCGATAATTTTCAAACACATTTAATCCTATCTGCTGTTTTTGCTGTTTCTATAGCTACATGTTGTCGATTAAAAGCGCCGAAGTAATTACACCTTTACATAAATATATGTATGGGAATTAAAATTACTGGGTTACCCGACAATCAATTACCTTATACCGGTAATGAGTTAGTAGCAGTTGTTGAGTCTGGTCAAACGCGACGCGGATCCTTAAGTTCATTTTTAAATTATCTATCCGGAGCAGAATATGATATCGACCATGGAGGGTCTAATAAACCGGTGCAGCCTATTGCATCGCCATTAAAAAACAATTTTTTTATATCCACGCAGACCATCGCAGGTAATCTTAGCGCTATAGGTAACATAGTCTTAGGAGAAAATGCATCTGCTGGTACATGTTCTGCAGTTCTTGGTAACTGTAACGCTGCTGATGGTAGCTGTTCAACTGTTGCTGGTGGGTACGAAGGATCAGCTAGTGGCCCAACATCTTTTGTTGGTGGTGGATTTTCTAATATAGCTTCAGGTTTAAGTTCATCTGTAGTAGGTGGCGCTAGTAGTAGAGCAATAGGAATTGGTAGTATTGTAGGCGGGGGATGTAGTAACAAAGCTACAGGAAATCATTCAGTATTAGTAGGAGGTGTGAGTAGCACAGCTAGCGGTACTTGTTCATTTGTAGGGGGAGGGTGTAAGCAAATAGCGTGTGGAATAGAATCAACTGTTGTTGGAGGAGCTAGTGGTATAGCATCCGGTGATCAGACGTTTATCGGTGGAGGGTGTAATAACTTCGCTAAAGGGGCACGGTCATCTGTAGTAGGAGGTTTTAGTAGTAGATCAACAGGAGTGCAATCTAATATAGGTGGCGGGTTTTGTAATAGGGCTATAGGAAACTTTTCTTTTATAGGGGGCGGCGGTAGTAATTTAGCTTCCGGAATAAGTTCAGTTGCTGTTGGGGGTGCCGGTAACCAGGCTAATGGGGAAGCAGCGTTTATAGGTGGTGGTGCACATAATCAGGTAACAGGTAATTGCGCCGTAGTGGTGGGTGGCCTAAGCGGAAAGGCCACAGGTATAGGGTCGACAGTTGTAGGTGGCTTTAGTGGTATCGCTGCCGGAGAATATGCTTTTGCAGGCGGTGGCCACACTAATACGGCTTGTGGTGATAATTCAACTGTTGTTGGGGGCTGCTGCAATATAGCATCTGGGCTAAGCTCTTTTGTAGGTGGTGGTGCAAACAACCTAGCTAGGAGTACAGGATCAACCATAGCAGGCGGTGTAAGTAGTATAGCCTATGGTGACTGTACATTTGTAGGCGGCGGTGTCGGGAACTACGCTGGTGAAAGCTCAAATGATGAAGCCCTTTCTAAAGGAGCTACGATTGTTGGTGGATGCGCAAACGTTGCTCGGGCTGAAAATAGTACAATTGTAGGTGGGCATGATAACCGTATAACTATATGCGGACTAAGTTCATTTATTGGAGGCGGTCACTGCAACTGTGTTACATATGATGTTGGCGCTATTGTTGCAGGTGCATGTAATAACGTTAATACTTGTTGCGGTTTTATTGGAGCAGGTAAAGATAACACAGTCGGAGGCCAAGGCGGAGTTATAGTTGGCGGTCTTAGTGGTTGTATCGGCGGTGTAGCTAACTCATTTATTGGTGGTGGTTGTCACAATGTTATAGAAGCGACAACTGCATCTATTCCCGGCGGCTTCTGCAACCATATTTTAGCCGGGGGCGAGTACGGTGTAATTGGCGGTGGGTGTAAAAATGTAAACGCTGGTTGCAGAAGCTCAATATTTGCCGGAGTAAGCAACTTAGTACTTAACGATGATTCGTTTATTGGCGCGGGAAGCTGTAATTCAGTTAAAGCAGCTGGTACAGTAGTTGTTGGAGGACAAGACAATTGCACTTCTGATCAAGGGGCAGCTGTTGTCGGTGGATGCTCAAACCAAAGTGGGGGGTGTGACTCTTTTGTAGGTGCCGGTGCTCAGAATGTCGTGACAGGAGACAGGACTACAATTGTAGGTGGTCTAAGCAACTGTGTTACTGGGTCCCAAGGTGGTGTTGCAGGTGGATCTTGCAATCAGGTCCGCTCAACCGGGTCTTATATTTTAGCCGGTGAAAAAAATTCTATATGCGCATATAATCTTAACAATGGTAGACAGACAGGAGGAGTAATAACTAATTCTTTTATTGCAGGTACACGTATAGACGCTGTATCAGGAGCGATGCTCCATACTAACCGATTATGGATAAGTGCAGGTGGGCTCGATACACAGGATCCCGGAGTTCCTGGAGTTGTATATTTAAGTGGTGGTGGTGCGGCTGGATATACATTAATGATAAGTAATCCTTAAGTTGCAATAGACTATAGGAGGCCATAATTATAGTAATGGCGACAACTGTATTTCAAATCGAAGGAGGTGTAGGAAAACACATAGCTGCAACTGCAGTAATAAAGGCATACAAAAATGCTCATCCTAAGAGAAAGATAGTGGTTGTTTGCGCATTCCCAGAAATCTTTCTAAGAAATAAAGACGTAGCAAGGCATTATAGAATAGGAATGGTACCCTATTTTTATGAAGATTACATCTACAACAAGGATGTAGAGATATTTGTACAGGATCCTTATAGACAAACTTCTCATATAACAAAGAAATTACATTTAGTACAAACATGGTGTAACATGGTAGGTGTACCGTACAACAACGAGCCAACAGAAATAACGTACAACTTTAGAGAAAAGGAAGCAGGGGTAGGAATACTTGAGAATATTATCCCTCAAAACGGCAAACCCCTTTTAATTTTCCAACCATTTGGAGGACCAGGAAAAGATCATCAACCCCATCCATATTCTTGGACTAGAGATTTACACCCTGCGCAAGCGCAAGCAGTAGTTGATAAGTTAAAACATGATTATAACATTTTGCATATATGTTATGAATTTCATCCTGTACTAAATGATTGTATTAGATATCATGATGTCATCTCAAAGAAAGAATTATTTAGTATGATGTACTGGTCGCAGAAAAGGTTACTTATTGATTCTTCTCTTCAACATGCTGCCGCAGCGATGGGACTAAGTTCAACAGTGCTATGGGTAGCGACACAACCAGAGTTATTCGGATACCCTTTACATACAAATTTAAAGCCCGCTAAAGAATTCCCACGAGGACTTGTTGATTCATACATGTATGATTATAACTTTAATGGCATAGTTCATGAATGTCCATATGACGATCTAACAGATATTCACGACGTTGATACCATTGTTAACACAGTATTAGCTTAGTAATAAGATCCGTAAATATCAGTATCATTAACACTCATATCAAAAACGTCATCTTTAGATTCGCTATTAATGTCATAAGGGGCTTCAGCACCAGCAGACAAAGCAGGGTACGTTTTACCTTCCGATGATGCTTGAGATATTAGAGTAGAAGATATAATTCCACTAAACGTACTATCGTATACTTGTTCGTTAACAGGCTCACTTTCTGGCCAGTAATTATCTCCAGATTTTGCTGATAAACCATTTTCAAAGGAATAATTGAATCGCTTCCCTCTTAGTCTGTATACATAATGACCCAAAACCGGATTTAAAGCTCCCATATCTTGGTCCATTCTTTCTGTTACCTGGTAAACTACCTCACCACGACCATTGGGTCTATCGCAACCTAGCGCGCTCAAGCTTATTAAATCTCCTGCTTTAGGCTCTATAGATTGATTATGCTTAGAATAGTCAAATATTGATGATACGGACTCTGTAAAAGAGCTTATATGAACAAAAGCCGTAAATTCGTCACCTGGGTCAAATCCAAATTGTGTTAGTTTAACAGCGTCATCTGCAAGCTCTACATACATCTGCATTTCAATAGGACCAGCAAATTCTTGCGTTGGTTGTTGGCCATATAATAAATCAGCTGATAAAGTATTAAATGAGTTAATAAAATAAGCAATTGGTATGCCATAATTATTAATTAAATCATCAAACGCTTGATTATATATCAATTGCTCGCACTGAAGATTCCCTGGATTAACAAACTTCCCACATGATGGAATAGCTGTCGCGGCGAAGATCGCATCAGGTGTACTTTTTTGTGTATTTTCGTTACAAAGAGGCATTTTATTTACTTTCTAGCCTTCCACATTGATTACCTTCTTCATCCTCATACATTTTTACATGCACTCCGGAATTTCCTAATCCTTTAACTTGACCAGGAGCAAACTGCACTCCATATAATCCTAGAGTGTTAAAGAGAGGTTGACCCATTAGTAGAATTTGACCACCTCCATTATTAATTAAATTTCTTACGTGTGGGCATTTATGCTGATGGCTCTTAGGTATGGTGTTAAGGTTTTTCTTATTTGGACCGATTCTGTTAGGATTTTTTCCATTACGCATATGAGGATTCATTATTGGATCGCCCTGGAAGTATTCAAAAAATGTCTTAAAGTTTTCCATATAAATTTTATCATACGAATTAGCAATAATATCTATTAGATCGCCTATAACATCTGAATTACGTAAAATTTTAAAAGCTAGATTTTCTACACTAAACTCACCTTCTCTATCTAGACCACGCTTTCTCATTTTAGAAATTTTTTGCTTTAAGCGATTAGCTTTATCATGAAGATCTTTAGCAGAAGTACCCTTTACCTTTCCCAGCTTATCTTTTAGAATTCTTACATCATCTTTTATTGTATTAGCCTTCTTGTATACATCTCGTTCATCTATAGAAGGTGGGTCATATGAAGGCTCGGTAATCCATTCGTCATTTAATAGAGAATAAAGACCGGAAGCAATATGAGGCTCGTCTTTATCTTGCATATACATTTCAACGCCATGGTCCCTTAGATTAATGTTATGTCTAAGATTCCACCTAAAGCGTTGGCCGTCTACCGCCTTTTTAACTAGATCCTCATCCTCATTGATATCCTTATAATCTATTAATACATGAACGTCTAAATCAGAATAATCATTATAATTGTAGTTACTATTGCTACCAGTAAGAGTAATGTCATGTATGTCGACATTTTCTAAATCTAAATTATCAATAAAATCTTCTGAGATATTCAGAAGCTTTTCTCTAATTTCTGGATCAAATTTTTTATCTTCTGACCAAAACTTTTTATTAAGAGTTTTGTTATAGAACTTCACATCTATATTTATTAAAAAAGCCCGAAGAGGGGTAACTCAACGGGCTTTTAAATTATTAATATTTGAATGTTTTTATTCGAAGGCGTTCTTACCAACCGCTAAGTCACCTACTTTATTATTTTTCAAACCATGGTCAACTTTGTGATGTAGGGTAGATCCAGCATCAACACCATATCCTCCGCCGTCTTTCATCTTAGCAGCACCAGTTGGCTTTAAGTTACCGACTTTGTTTTGCCCGCCTTTACCGTAATTTACTTCTCCTTTAAGGGTTGAGCCAGCATCTACACCGTATCCTCCACCATCTTTCATTACTGCTTCTTCATCCTCTTCAAAGTCCAATGTTTCAGTTTCATCGACTTCTACTTCAGTCTCAACTTCAACTTCTTGATCTTCTAAAGCTGCTGTAAGAATATCACAGAGGGTTTGTGCTAATTCGCTAGGTAAAGTGACTGTAATATCCTCTGGCTCTTCTTCGGTAATACCAAGAGCTTCGAGGTCTTCAGTCTCAGAAAATTCCTCTTCGAACTCTTCCGAAACCATTACCTTGTTATAAAGTTTATCAAATACGGATTGTTTGGCCATAAAATTATTTAGGCTCTTACGGGCGTTTTTCTCGTGTTCTGACAAAATTTCTTCATCTTCTTCGTTTTTTCCGGCGCCTTTATTATCTTCCTCTTCTTCATCTTCTTCTGGTCCCCCAACATTACCTGTATAAGTGGCGCCATCAAAATTTGGACCTGTTGGTAATGGCTCTTGATTACCAATTCCTGGATTATTACCATCACCATAAGTAAGACCTTTTATATTATAAAGATTTTCGTCCTTTTCCTTATCAGTCATTACATCTATATCAATTGCTGCTGGTTTAAAACCTCCTCTTTCTGTAGGCCCGCTGTCCTTTGTTATAAGATCGGCGTTTCCAATTTCACCCACAGGTACTGCTTTCTTTTCTTTTATTAGCTTTGGTTTTATACCGTTAAGCATATCACCATATATTGCACCTATAGAATATAAATCCTCTTTACGTTTATCAGACATGTAATTATTTATGTTTGCAATTAAATATTTCTGTGGCTAGACAAGATAATATGTTTTATATGGGTAACAAAAATTTGCCCAATGTTAACTGGAAGGGCGAATACACTAAGCAACAAGTAAGAGATCTTAAAAAGGCTAGTAGTAATATACTTTACTTCGCTGAAAATTTCTTTCATATTGTTAACCTGGATAGAGGAAGAGAAAAAATTAAGCTTTATAAACCACAGAAGAGATCATTAAGGCTTATGCGAGATAATAGATTCTTCTGCTTACTAGCATCTAGACAGATTGGTAAATCAACCATGATGTCTATATACATTCTTTGGCAAGCATGCTTTAACAATGATCAGCGTATATTATTAGTAGCAAACAAGGAGGCTACTGCTATTGAAATCTTTCAGAGAGTACGAATGGCATATGAAGAGCTTCCAAACTGGTTAAAGCCGCCTGTAAAAGAATATGCTAAAACTTCTATGACACTAGAAAATGGAAGTAGGATAGGTATTACAACTACTACTGGTACAGCTGCTCGTGGTCAATCTGTTAACTGCCTGGTCATTGACGAGATGGCATTTATTGAGCCTCACTTAGTGGAAGAGTTCTGGAAATCGGTTTTCCCTATTATTACCTCTTCTAAAAAATCTAAAGTATTTGTCTGTTCTACAGCCAACGGTACAGATAATTTATTTTACAAATTATACCATGGGGCTATCGAAGGAGAAAATGGCTGGGCGCATGATAAAATAAAGTGGGATGAAATACCGGGTCGTGATAAAGCTTGGGCGCAAGCTACTAAAACTGCTATTGGCTCAGCTGACGCCTGGTTACAAGAATTTGAATGCGAGTTTATTCATTCCGGGGAGTCTACTCTTGATGATGAACTGTTTGAAGAAATGATGGGTAGAGTATCTAAACCAAAGATTGTTTTAGACGAGGGTCATTATAAGCTATGGGAAGAGCCGGATGAGTCTAAACTATACGTTGCTGGTGTAGATATATCAGAAGGTGTAGGTGTTGATTCTTCAGTTATTCAAATACTAGACATTACAGATATTAAACAAATTAAACAAGTAGCTGTTTATAGAAATAATAAAATCCCTCCATTAGAGTTTACTAATAAATTATACAAAATTTTACGTAACTGGGGGTCTCCCTTAGCTCTCATAGAGAGAAACAATTGTGGTGCACAGGTCGTAGATAGGCTATCTGTTGATTTAGGGTACGAGAAGATAGTATCGTATGGTAATAAGAATGCACACAGGCGCAATGTTATGCGTGGAATGATTGCACATACAAATACCAAATATAAAGGTGTATTAAATATGCGCTACTTTATGAATGAGGTAAGAGTGGTAAACATAAATGAGCAAGAAACAGTTGAAGAGCTTAGAAACTTTGTACGTTATCCTAATGGCACGTGGAAGGCTCGCGGAGGGTTTCATGACGATAGAGTCATGGCTATGTTATATGCTCTTTTTATTCTAGAAAAAGAAATAACAGAACGATTCTTTGAAATAGTCGAAGTTGATGATATGGGAAAGCCATCTGTTATAGAGCCAATGGACTTTGGTGTACAATATTTTGAAGATCCTACATCTATTTATCTAGATGAAGAGATCGTAGGGGGTAATAGTCACTCATTACCAGCTATAGTTTGGGGAATGGGCGAAGAGCAAAATGCTGATATGGACGAGCTAGCTGAATTCGGCTTTAGGTTAATAGGTGAGAAGCCTCCGGAAAACTGGACAGGTAGGCCTTGGGAACCTCAAACAAGAGAGTATTAAATATTAAAGACTAGTAAGACATGGCTACAAATACATACCAGCAATCAATGCTAAACAAATCCCGGGCTGATAAATTTTTATTGGTTTTTGATATACCTCCTATCCTCAAAACCTTTAATAGCAATTGGGTTGAAGAGCCTGACAATCAATCAATTATTAGTGACACGGTTCAATTTTCCATATTTGGTACCACCGTACCAGAAATAACTGTAGCTGCTGTTGATAACCGATATGCAGGTAGCACTTATTATGTTTCTTCTCACTCAAAAAATCCATATCCACCTGTTAGTGTAAAATTCAATGTAGACAATGAATATAAAAATTACTGGGTAATGTACCAGTGGTTAAATTTACTACATAATGAAAAAAGTGGTGTATATAATGCAAGAGAAATAGACGCGCTTGGTGGAGGAGTTAGTTTACCTCTAGACCAGTATCAGACTAATTTAACAGTATATGGTAAGGACGAGTTTAATAATAATAGAATAAAATTTACATATACTAAAGCATTTCCCACGACAATTGAGACCATAGAATATAACTATCAAGCAGCAAATGAAATATCTTCCGGATTTACGTTTGTATATTCACAATTACACACGGAAGTGATCAATTTTTAACAATTATTTAATTGAAAAAGGATAAATAATTTTATGGCACAACGAACGATTCAATCTCCGGGTGTAGAAATTAGAGAATCCGATGTAACGGTAAGGGGCATAGCAAATGTCGGTACTAATGTATATGTTACGGGGTTCGCACAGCAAGGACCAATAGATGAAGTCCTGTTAATTTCCTCAAAACAAGATCAGTTGCAAATTTTTGGACCTCCGACTACTTCAGCAGAAAGATATTTTCACCACACCATTAGCGAGGTATTAAATTCCCCAGCGAATGTATATGCTACTAGATTACCTTATGGCCCGGGTAAGGGAGACGGGTTCGGGTCTAAATACTCAGCTTTAGCTTATCCCGTATCAGCAGTTGAAAACACTGGTGCTAATTCTGGTGCTAATGGTGGTATCGCTACATTAAACTTTGCTCATAGTGGTGTGTATGTATTGGGTGCACCGCTTCATATTGAATTAACGCAAAGCCAATATTTAAGTTGTGTCAATGGCACGGCGTTTAATTGGAGCAACACTGGTGGAAGTGTTAAGACATTCACTAACAACGCTCATAGCACAGCTGGTGTCCTATCGTCCCTTGGTAGTGCTGGTGTCATTGTATTAAACAAATCTCAAACAACTATTGATGGGTCATTCCAAGGGTATTATGTTGGCTTAGTAGATAATTCGAGTCTAAACCCAGCCGCTAATTTCGAAAGTATAAAGCGTATATATGCTGTTAATACAACCGGCGGTACTGTAAACTCTGTAATATCTGGAGGTGAATATGTAGAAGTACCGGCTAGTACACTACAATTTGCAACCACTGCAAATTATAAGACAGGTAGCACAAACAGTGTATCAGAGGTAATGGAAAACCTTACTGAATTTGAAATTAATGGAGGCGGTTCACGCGATGTGTTAAGTTTAGGAGTACTTAAATTACGTAAATCAATTTATGCTGATGAAGCATTTAAGCTCGACTATGTTCTCGAAGACGGTATAGTAGGGTCTGTAAACTATTACAGAACAGAATTAAACCAACAGGGCGGGCCTGCACTTTCTTATTTCCTAGGAAATAAGAGTGATACTTCTAGAAATGTTAAAGTGCTAGTAAATGATAATATTTCTAACAGATTATCAGGCGGTGATGCACTAAACAGTGATAACGAGCCAACAAAGTGGGTAAGAATATATAATAGTAATATAGGTAAGTTAATGACAACTGCTGCAGGAAGAGCTGAGGCAGGATTTAATAACAGTACCTATGTGACTCTTTCCACTACTCTTGGTAGCGGATCATATCCAGTTAGCAGTGTACATTCAGCTTCACCCGGACCAGATGGTGGTCATTTGTATCCCCTAGGTGCCTTTAGTAATGCTAAAATATCTGACAAAGAGATTGGTGCTGTACCTGATAAAGTTGATAGAGCATTAGATAGGATTAAAAATGATGAAGTATATAACATCGATGTTGTTTGTGAGGGCGGTTTAGGTACAATCTTTGCAACTAGCTGTGCTGCAAGTACATCTTATTTTGATGAATATAATACTGATGTATCTTTACAGCAAGCAATTAACGGTTTAAGAACGTCTAATGATATTTCTGGAGACTCGTTAACACTTAGAAACAATTACAACTCAGTCTTTAACAAATTTAATAATTTCTGTAAACCACCTTACTTAGCTGGTGGTTCTAGAGGAGATTGTATTTTTATAGCAGATGTATTCAGACAAACTCTAATAACTGGGCAAAATACAAAGGTACTAGATAACCAAGATCTTAACTTCCAACAAGATGTATTATGGCCAATTAGACATCAATTTGAATCTCAGAATACCTCGTATGCTGCAGTGTACGGCCAGTGGGCGCAAGTTTATGATCAGTGGATAGGTCAGAATGTATGGGTACCATTCTCAGGGTATGCTGCAGCAGTAATGGCAAGAACAGATGCAGTTGCTCATCCATGGATTGCGCCAGCTGGATTTACAAGAGGTACTATTGACAACGCTATTGATATTGCTCTTAATCCAAATCAGAAACAAAGAGATGAATTATATAAGGCTAGTGTTAACCCCGTAGCATTTTTCCCAGGACAGGGACAAGTGGTATTTGGTCAAAAGACTTTAAGTAAGAAGCCTAGTGCATTTGATAGAATTAATGTTCGCCGGTTGTTCTTAGCACTTGAAAGACCAACAAAACAGCTGACCAGGAATTTTGTTTTCGAACCTAACAATGAATTTACAAGAACGCGGATTATTAATGTACTGACGCCAATTTTTGAAAATGCTAGAGTTACTGGTGGTCTCCATGACTATCTGATAGTATGCGATGAGAGAAATAACCCTGAAACAACTGTAGATGCGAATGAGCTTAAAGTAGACATTTATATTAAGCCGGTAAGAACAGCTGAATTTATATTAGTGTCATTCTTCGCTACACGTACTAATCAGTCTTTCCAAGAATTAGTTGGTGGTGGTACAGTAGAACCCGCAGAAGGAGAAGAAGAAGGTTAATAATACTAGACAATAAATAATTATATGGCACTTACAGTTGAGCAATTTTATGAGACAGGATCAAGTGCGGGATTTTCCCGGGACTTTAGTTTTCGAGTAACTGACATTAACATTGGTGGTCTGAGCGTTAGTGAGGGAGATGATGTGCTTATATTTGCTAGGACAGCATCATTACCTGGAAGAGAGATAGAGGATAAACTAGCTAATTTCGGTGGGCATGAATTTCATCTAGGTGGACGTGCCGTGTATTCTAACGCAGGAGGATACCCAATAGAATTTTATTGTGATGAAGGAATAGGATTACGGGATCAATTTGAGCAGGCATCAAGAAGTACATTTTTGAACGGAGCAGGAGGGCCTGGATTTGGTTTTAATCCAGGTGCTAAAATTGTGTTACAAACTCTGTCAAAAGCAGGACCTACAAAGCGCGGCACTTCGGAAATTACACTTAACGGTGTCTCTATAAGAGATATTGGCGATATAGATTACACTATTGCTGACGGTACCGGTGAGGTTGTTACATTTTCTGTTACGTTTGCTTATCAGTTCTACGACTTGAAGAAGAATACAGGAGCGGGGTAGAAATCATAGAGAGATTAATTTATTGTTAGCATGTCGCGTCAATAAATAATTATATGGATCCAATGTCCTTTTATAATCTGTTCGCAGGAGCAGGATTTTCTCGAGATTTCCTCTTTAGGGTTACAAGTGTAAACGTAGGCAACACCGGCCTGGGTAAAAGCGCCGCATTATTTGCTCGAGCAGCATCTTTTCCAGGTAGAACTATTGAAGATAAGCCTATTAGTTATTTTGGGGTGGAGTATCATATGGGCGGCAGGGCAATATATGAAGCTGCTGGAGGCTATGAGATAGAGTTTTTTGCTGATGCGAATATAGGTACACGACTTGCATTAGAATTTGCATCTCGTGCTGTATTTGATAATGGCAAGGCAGGCCAGGGATTTGATATCGATCCCTTGGGATCAATATCCATGCAAGTGTTAAATGAAGGCGGCGGAGGGGGACCAACATTAACACTTGAAGGTGCTTCTATACGAAGTATAGGTCCTATACAATACTTAATAGGTGAAGGTACAGGTGAAATTGTTACATTTACCTCTACATTTGCGTTCCAGTCTTTTAAGAGCATTGTCCTATAATTAATGCTATTAACCTACCTTGGTATATAAATAATATTATGGATCCAGATGCATTTAGAGCACTACTTGAAGGGCAAGGCCTATCTCGAGATTTTGGTTTTAGTGTAGATGTCAATATTGGTGGTGGATCCGTTAGCAAAGTACTTGCTAAAGGTGCTGCTCTACCGGGTCGTAATATTGACAACCTGGTAGCTTATGTTTATGGTCAAGAATTTCAAATAGGCGGGGCGGTACGATATGCAAATGCGGCTAGCTATCCAATAGAATTCTGGTGCCCATCCGATGGTGAAATTCGTAAAAGCTTAGAAACAATGTCAAAACAGCAATTTGATTGGGGTACCAGCCAGTCTAGTGGCGGAACCGTTACCTTAAAGCAAATAAGCCCTAGGGGCGGAGAAGGAGCTTCTTATACATTGCAGAAAGCTGAGATTAGAGATATTGGGCCAATAAATTACATATTAGATGGTACTGGTGAGGTTGTTACATTTACAGTTACATTTGCTTACCAGTATTATGACTAAATAATAATATGTCAATTGCAAGACAGTTTTGTAACGGTGGGGGACTAGAACAGCTCCCCTGGCCATTTGCCTGGCAGGTGGATGTATATAAGTCTGGTGGCAGTGGGTTGAATAGCCAGCTATGGGCTGCACAAGAGGTAACTATACCATATGAAGGGGCTACAATGACTGAGATGGCGCCGGAGAATAGAGGCGGGTTTATGCCATGGCCAGGTGTTATATCACGAGAAAGCTTTTTGAGTAGGCCTCTTGCCATAAACTTTTTTGATTTAGGAGGAGCTGATGCCGAAGTTATGGCAAGAGAGTGGATGATAGAACTAGCTGAACTGGGGTTTAGAAATACAGGAGTACACGATGGATCATTAACCTGCATACTATATGATAAAAAAGGAGGGCAACGGCGCGTATATAATGCCCAAGGAGTTTATCCTACTAATGTGGAGGGATTTACTACCTCTTATCAAAGTAATACCTTTATAGTTAAAACAGTTACCTTTGCATGCCAGACTTTACACGTCAGTTAGTATTTTACTTGCAGACTGGCTCTTGATACATAATTAATTTTATGCAATTTTCTATTCTTCTTCCCAATAACAAAGAAGTAGTAATAAGGACCATCGTTCTAAAAGATTTAAAATATTTTTCTTTACTTGCCTCGACGTCTTTAGAGCAGGCTATCAAATTTTTAGAATCTTTTATTATTACCAAAAATCTTAATGTAGTTGAAAAGTTAGTAGCTTTACTAACACTGAGGGAACATTGTATAGATGACGCTATTTCTATAACTGCAGAAAAAGGTAACATAAAAATGAAAACTAATTATGTGATAAATAATATAGGTGATATCCAAGATATAAAAGAGAGTGTATCGGTAAATGGTGCAAATTTTACGTTTAACTATCCATCGCAGTTCAATTACGGAGATTCGGATTCAATATTTTCAATAATTGAGAGCATTGAGATAGGGGATGAGCAAATTGTAATATGTGAGCTTAATAGTGAGGAATATTCGCAGCTCTTAGGCTCATTACCAAAAGAGCTATATAACTACATCGAAGACTATGTTGATCGTCACATGGAACAGTTTGTAGTAAGATTATGGGATAGCCGAGAACAAATTGGGATAGAAGAAATGCATTTGCCTATATTATCCCAATCCCTTACCTCAATCATCTCAAACCTCTTTAATAGTAATTATAAACCTGCAGAGTACAACCAGTATATATTTAGGTTATGTAAAAGAATACCTGATCCAGAGTTTTTAAATAATAGTACCCTAAAGGAATTAGATCAATATGCAACATTATACCAGCAAGAAGTCTCGCAGATGTCACAAGACTTGAAATCTCAAAATAAGTAGTAAATACACATATGAGTAACAACGTATCAGATTTTATTTCAAAGCTCGAAAAGCTTAATAATGAAAAGGTGGATGTGTTTATTCCCTCTAGGAACAAAACAGTAAAAGTAAAGCCCTTAAATATAAAACAACAAAAAGATCTGATTGCATCTGCCCTTGATGGTATTAAGGGTGCTCTAAATTATAATAAAACCATTAATCAGATTATTTTAGATAACTCTGGGTTATCTGATCTAAAGATATATGATAAGCTGCCTTTTTGTATTAGCTTAAGAACACAAGCACTGGGAAGCAAAATAAGGAGTAGTGAGGATAATATAGTTGACCTAGAAGACACTTTAGAAAATATTAAAAACACTCCTTTCAAATTAAAGGATAAATCAACTATTAAATATGAAAATTTAAAAGTTAGTTTAAAGATACCAACTTTACAAGAAGAAATTTCGTTAATATCTAAATGCGAGGATCTCTTTAGCGGTGGTAGTGATGTGACGAAGGAGGCGGTAGGAATATTATATTTGTTCGAAATTGCTAAATATATTACTGAAGTTGCAATCGATGATGAAATTATCGATATGTCAGAAATTAAAATTCAGGAGAAAATAGATTTAATTGAAAACTTACCTTTATCCATTTATACTGAGCTCACTAAATTTGCTGAAAGCTTGACCTCCTATGAAGAGCAAATTATAACTATTAACGACGAGCAGGTGTCTATAGACTCATCTTTCTTTGATTCCACTATTTCTAGATAAATATATATGTGGCTGACGAAGAAAACCTAAATGAAAAAATTGCTGCAATTGCCGGCATC